ACTAAAGTTATTGTATGACGATATTTGATTTCCTCAATAATATTCTTCACGATAAAAAGAAAGCTGAGTTAGATATTTCTGACTATAGTTTATATAGTCCTTATATCATTAATCGTTTTCTTTCTCAGTACAGTAAAGATGTTTGTTATGTAGTCAATCATACTGTAAATAAACATTGTGAGAATAATTCAGATAAAGAATATCATTATGGCTTTCTTACTAATGCATTACCTAAATTAAAAAGGAAGTTTATTAGGTACATTAAGAAGAAAAAAGACAAAGAACAGGATTATAGTAATTGTGCAAATTTACACGAAATCTCTAAAAGAGAAGTTGATTTGTACTTTAAAGAGTTTAACTTAAATATAAAAAAATATGAGTGAGTTCGAAAGAGCGTTAGATAAATCTAACATTGAATTAACAGACGCACAGCGAGATGCCTTTGACTTCTCTGCAAAAAGAAGTTTAATTAACCTAGATACCTATCACAATGATAGCTTTAGTCTATATGGTTATAAACTGAATAAAGTACTAGATGATATTCTTTTAGTACAGTATGTAGATTTATCTGAAGATGGTAAATCGGTTATTCGTAATGGAATACATATTCCATTAGCTCAAGTCCAAAAAACCTGGCGTTTAGCAAGAGTTATTTTAACAGGCCCTTTGTGTAAATATGCTACTCCTGGAGATATTGTTTGCTTTCCTGATGATAAAGGAATTAAAGTAGATAATATTACTGTCAAAGGTATTGAAGGCTCCGTTAGAGATTGCGTCTTTTTAAATGAAGAAAGAATTTTCGGAGTTTGTGAACCTGAAGAAGTAAATGAAAGTCAGTAGAAATAGTTTATTATCTGAATTAAATAACAAAGTATGTGAAATTAGGTTTTTGAGGCGTATGCCTAAGCCTAATTCACCTGCTACTAGAAGAATGCTTTGTTGTAATAACCTTAATTTACTAGGAAGTGTGAATGGTAAGACTGTTCTTAACTTTAAAACTAGTACAGGAGGTCCTAGATACAATACAGCAAATGAAAATACTATTATAACGTGGGATATTTTTATGCAAAGTTGGAGAACAATAAATTGCGATAATGTAGACCTATTAAACTCTTGGTCGGAAGAGGAATTTTGGGGTACGTTTAACGAGAGTTTTGCACCAATGTCTGCAGATGAAAAGATCGCGTTTATGAATTCATGAATCAACTTGAACTTATAGAGAACAACTTAAAAACTATTTTACTTAAAAATATAGAAGTAGAATTGCGTGGCAAAATAGCCATGAAAGGTAAGTTAGTTTTCTATGAGTTCAAAGATTTTAATTTTAAACTTATATTTGATAATCAAAAAAAGTTTGAATTTCCTTACCCATTTAGCATAGAATCTAATAAAGAAAAGATTCGTATGTCCTACCACAATAAATTTGTTCATCATGATGATCCTATACATAAATTCAAGATGGTGAACTGTATGAAAAACTTGAAAAATAAGTTTTATAATTCTACGCTAGTTATTATAATAAAATAATGATAAAATATTTTCCATCTGGTTACACTCCTACTAGTAAGCAGGAGGCTGTATTCGATTTGGTTAATGATAAGTTTTTTTCTGATAAAAAGTTTCTTATCATACAAGCTCCTACAGGTACGGGTAAAAGTTTTATTGCTAAGACTATAGCTAATATGACTAGAAAATCTTCATCTAGATATAGAGAGTTGGTTGATAGTGGTGATATATATAAGACAGACCTACATGGAGAGTATATTTATAGAGATCAAGTTTACAGAGAAGAGTCTCATGGATGTTTTTCTCTTACTATAACCAAAACACTTCAAGATCAGTATAAGTCTTTATTTGAAGATACAGAAGTATTAAAAGGTAAGAGTAATTATGAATGTGCTTTAGATAGTAACTTTGAAGTTGATACTGCTCCTTGTGTTTATTTAAACGAACAAAAAAAGAAGTGTGTTGAGAAAAGATGTTGTTTTTATTATAACGCTATTGATACTACTCTTAAGAGTCAATTTGGTTGTCTAAGCTATAGTAAGTATCTATCTATGGAAGATCATCTCAAAAGACGTCAGTATCTAGTATTGGATGAAGCATCGGAGTTAGAATCAGAGTTAGTAAAAGAATTTACGTTCACACTACCGTACAAAGAGCTGAAAAAGAAAGGTATTAATTTTGTTTATTCTATAAACAGAGATAAATTGTATGAAGGTTTATTTGATTGCTTAAGTGAATTGAGAGAATATCTTTTAGATGCTAAAAAACATATAACTAGAAAGAGTAGTAACTTTACACATAAGAGTAGACTTATTTTAGATTATAAAAAGTACTATAGAATATTTAGAGGTCTTAAAAATCTTATACGAACATTTAAAGAGAGTAAGTATATTGTTGAAAAGGATGGTCTTGAAGTTACTTTCACTCCTCGCAAAGTAGACTTATTAAGTAGACATATTTTTGATCATGCAGATAAAGTTATTTTACTATCAGCTACAATTGTAGGAGTCAAAAGCTTTGTAAAATCATTAGGTATTAGTAACGATGATTATGATTATATTGATATTGACAGTACCTTTGACCCTAAAAAGTCTCCTATATTAGTATATACCGATACTCCTCTTAATAATAAAAACTTAAATAAGACTCTACCTACATTAGTTGATAGAATAGAAGGTATATTAGAGCATCATCCTAACGAGAAAGGTATCATACATACTCAGAGTAATAATATTACCGACTTTATAAAAAACTTTGTAGGTCGAAAATATAATAAAAGACTTCTTTTTAGAGAACCGGGTATTAAAAACGAAGATATTCTCAAAGCTCATATAGAATCAAAAGAGCCAACTGTCTTAGTTAGCCCTTCTATGGGTTATGGTATTGACTTGAAAGATGATTTAGGTAGGTTCCAAGTTATTGTTAAGTTACCTTTTTTACCATGGCTAGATAAGCGTGTTGTTGCTATAAGAGAGACAGATAAGAAATGGTATACCCTCCAGATGTTATCTAGTTTGATTCAAGCTTGTGGTAGAACTACTAGAGGTGAGAATGATCATAGTGTTACTTATATAATGGATTCTACCTTTCTTAAAATAAGACAAGACTTTTATAATGACTTACCTGGATATTTCAATAAACGATGTGTAAACAGCTAAGAAAAGGATAAATATTAATATTGAAGACTCAATATTACGGTTTTGAAATTAAAGATATTATGAAGCAGTTTGTTTCTGCTTTTAATAGTATCGTTATCAACAGATATAATAAAGACCGATCTGTACAAGATAGAATACAAGCTAATTTTATTTATGCTCCTAAAGAACGAGTTATACACGATTTAGTAAATAAAAATCAGCATATAAAATTACCAGTAGTAGCGGTTTCTATGAATGGGGTTTCTAGAGACAATGAAAGAGTGTTTAACAAGATACCTGGTTTTTATATTTCTAAGGCTCCGAGTGTTAGTGGTGGGTCTATTGACACTAATTATTTCAATACCCCAGTCCCTGTAAATATCAGCGTAAGTATGGATATACTTACAAGGTTTCAAACTGATATGGATCAAATTTTAAGCAATTTTGTTCCATATAATAACCCATACATTATTATAAGCTGGAAAGTACCTTCTTCTCAAAATCTCGTCAGTGATTTAGAGATTAGATCTGAAGTTTTATGGTCTGGAGATATATCTTTAGACTATCCTAAAGAGGTAAGCGGTACTATGCCGTATAGAATTTCTGCTAATACAAACTTTACTATTAAAGGGTGGTTGTTTAAGAAGAATTCTGATAGTAATGTTGCTAATATTTTTACTATCGATCAAACATTTGTACCAGTAAGTGGATTTGAATATGAGTAAGTTTATACAGTACAATTCCAATCTAACTAACGTAACTAGTTTTAGTGGTAACTTTGATAGTAGAACTTTATCTGCTAGGCCTCAGTTTACTGGTGACTTTAGAACTACTTTATTATGTGGTTTTTCTGCTGCTAAGACATTTGAAGGTTATAGTTTTGATAGTGTTACGAGTGTGTTATTGAGCTCATCTAATAATACTAATATATTTGATGCTTCATATACTCTTTCTGCTTACAATTTTTACAATGAGCTTACATCGGTAAGTACAAATATGACGCCATCAACTTCTCTTTCTGCAAATTACCCTGAAGTTAGTGGTTTTCCTATTACAACATATACAATAAATAACTATAATACGTTGACTATTAGATTTCCAGAGTTAACTGCAACAGGTACAGTAGATGTTATTGCAATTAACCCTGCTGGATATGGTATTTTTTCAACGGATGTAGCGGGGACTAGTGGTATAACAGTACAATAAGCATATGGACACAGGACAGAAATCAACATTTGGAAGAAATTTACAGCAATTTATATCTAACGCACTACC